AGCATACAATAACAATGGCTACACCTTGGGTTCTAATGGGTCACCATTTAACGCCAATGGTGTTGATTACGTCTCATGGACATTCCGCAAGGCCAAGAACTTTTTCGACATTGTGACATACACGGGTGATGGCGTAGCGGGGCGTGAGATACCCCACAACCTTGGCGTTGAGCCGGGGATGATTATAGTTAAGCATACAAGTTCAACCAGCAACTGGTATGTTTATCACCGAAGCCTCACAAGTGCTAACTATGGATTAGCATGTTAAACAAGGTCGATGCAGAGGTTTTATGGGGCGGGGGAAGTGTAAATAGTGATACCTTTAGTTTTGACCATCAAAATAGTTCAGATTCAACCTACGTCGCCTACCTATTCGCCCACGATGACTCCGATGAGTCGATTATTAAGTGTGGTTCGTTTATGCCTCCCAACCCGACCGCGCCAACCGAGGTTGGAGTTGTTGACTTGGGATGGGAGCCTCAATGGCTTTTGATTAAGAACGCAGATTTTACAAGTAACTGGTTTGTCTACGATACCATGCGGGGCATTGGTGCTACTGACACCGCTCAAGCGTTAAGGCCCAACACGGACCAAGCAGAATCGCCGCAAGGAACGTCGGACTACCCTATACGGATCACCTCTACCGGGTTTGAGATTAGCTCCGCTACTTACGCTGGTGATTCTATGGGAAATGAAAAATTCATCTACATGGCTATTCGCAGGCCCACCAAGCCAGCGGAGGAGTTTGAGCCAGAGGAGTTGTTTGCGGCTCTACCGAACACATTCGCAGACGGAGATCCCGGCTTTAAGACCGGATTCCCGGTAGACATGGCTATCAGTGCTGACGTTTCCATGGGCGGCAACAAAGACATTGCATCCCGTCTCACCGGAACAAAAAGGCTGGAAACAAACACAAACAACCCAGAGGGAAATCAGACTTATAACAAGTGGGACTACATGGACGGATTCATGTCGGGATCGAACGGGGCCGTTTATGGCTGGCTGTGGAGGCGCGCCCCCCGGCTTCATGGATGTTGTTTGTTATGAGGGTACTGGGGCGAATGCAACGATTAGCCACAATTTAGGCGTTACTCCAGAACTAATGCTTCATAAATCCAGAACCGGTGGATCAGATTGGATAGTGCATACGCCATCTATTATTGCGGCAGATAGTTTCTTGAGATTAAACCGCAACGACCTCCTTTTGCCAAACAGCAACCAAGGATATACAAACACTTCAGCGCCAACAGACACGACATTTACTGTCGGTAATTATAAACTCAGTATGGGTGGTCAGACTTATGTCGCCTACCTCTTTGCCACCGTCCCCGGCATATCAAAGGTGGGGAGCTATACGGGGAATGGTTCAGAGGTCGAGGTGGACTGCGGCTTTACCAACGGCGCTCGCTGGTTGCTTATCAAGCGTACTGATGCGGATGGTGATTGGTATTTTACGAGCAACCCGGGCGCTTTCACGACCCTTTCAAAGCTGAACACTACGGGACGCCCCAGCCAACTATCAGGTCCACCTACAACGACGTACCTTCTGGATTCAGGGTTGCCTCAACGGTCAGCAGGCGACCTTTGCGTTGACGGCGCTGAATACATCTTTTACGCAATAGCATAGGACTATCAACTATGAGCAATTACAGAGTACGAGAAACCGGAGGCGTTCATACCCAAGGCGAGATTCGCCGAATGAACCCTAACGTCTCACTGCCACGGGTCTGGACAGATGCCACATGTGATGGGCTGGGTGTTGATCCGGTTCTTGAGGGTGAGCGCCCAGAGGCTGGTGAGTATGAGGTAGTGGTGAAAGACGCCGTCACTCAGGTGAATGGTAACTGGACGCAGGCCTATAAGACCGCGCCTATGTTCACCGCCACAGAGGATGCCACAGTAGATGAGCAGATAGCTGAGTACGAGGCTAACAAGCTCCAGAAGCGCCGTGAGGGCATGTCAGCGACCAACGAGAGCCTCAGACTACAGCTAGATCAAATAGGCGTATACGGCGTTATGAGCGCGGCTGTGGCCACCTTAGATGCCAAGGCCGAATACGAGGGTGTAGATGTCACGCCCTACGCCATTCACTGGGGCTATGCCACAACCATCAACCGGCTTGATGAGTGGGTGATTGAGGTTGCAGAGGCGGCTGGCATTACTGACGAACAGCTTGATGACTTATTTGAGGCGGCGGGGACGTAGCATGAGATTACTTTTAGCGGCTTTACTTGTGGCTGTATCTGGATGCACATCACTAGAAGAAAGGCAGGCTCACGTGCAAGGCCAGATTGATATTGTAAGGAGTCAGGCAAATGCAACAACAGATCCAAAAAGAAGCAGATTCAAAACTTGCGATTGCAGAAGCTAACGCAAAGGTGGCGCTGTATGAAGCTCTTGCTGATGTTGCCAGAACCAATCCGGAGCAGGCTAGTGCGGTGGTCGTTGCAATGGCAGTTCAGGGAGTTGGTCAAGAAAAAGAAGATAGTGATACTCGCATAGTTCCCTTGCAACCCCTTCAAAATGAAACGCTGGAGTACGCTCGTGTATTTGCGGCTCCATTGATGAATGCAACAACAGCAGTCGCAACCGCTTACATCAACGCTGATGTGGCAAAGCGGCAGTCGGATAACGCGGCAAGGGTACAGGTGACAGATGCTCTCCAAGATTCAAGAATTGTTGAGGCGGTTGCGGAAGTGGGTATTGCGGCGGCTGAGACGAGTGGACTGTTTGTTAGCGGTGATAACTACGCGCTTAGTGATTCTGCAAGCATCTCTCAAGATCAGGCTTCTACTGTGGCGGAGACAACGACAACTACGGAAACAACTACGAGTAGTGAAATAACTGATAGCTACAACACAGAGAATGCAGACTCATATAACGATCAGTCTGATAACACTGATAACTCTTATGTGACCTATGGCGATAAGCAGATGACGTTGGAAAGTCTGCTGGCATTTCTTTCTGAAAGCGGAGAGCCGTACTCATTTACTGTAGGAGAGGAAACCTACACAGACACTACTGAAGAGGAAGAGAATGCAGGCTTGAACTGCGTCCCTACCTTTGATGGCTTTGTCTGCACTGGAGAATAATATGTCGGCTGACTACGACACTAGCACTCCCGGCATACAGGGAATTGAAGAAGTGCATGGCGCTACTGTTCTGGATGATGGCTCTATATATTTTGCTCCAAATGAGCTTTATGAAGAGCGCCAGAACAGAGACTTTACTTACAGGTCAGGGATAGATCCTATCGACTTTGCTGGTTACGTCAGAAGAAATGGCGTTAACGGCAATCAATCTCATGCTGGAAACATTCTTAATGACATGCTTTTGGAGTGGGATAAAGGCAACACAAATAGCTACGGTAACTATACAGCCAGACTGCTGACCTCAGATATGTTTGATGAGGCCACACAGCTAGCCGACATGATGGGTTCTCTTTATATGGATGGCCATAGTAAAGAGCAGATATATCAAATGATCGGCTTGGGCAATGGCGTAGCTGGTGCTTACAACTTAGGTGAGAATTACAGGCCGAGCTTTGGGCCTCACGATACGGCTGAGAATTACACGCCAAGCTTTGGACCTACCCAGATGAACATGAGGAATGCTGATCCTCAAGGGTCTGGAATGTTTAATATGATTTCGCCTGTATCTATTGGCTATCAGCCTGCTACTGGCGCAGAAGGAATGCTTACAAACTTTGTTTCTAACAACCGTCGATCTTTGATTAACAGCTTACTTCAAGGTTAGGCATTAGCAATGAGTGACCAAAACAATTATTGGGTAATTACCAGCAGGGCTAAGGGGGATGCTAGCAACCCTTTTGGCGGCAGTGCCACAGCCAATCAAACCTCTCAACTTGTTCAGATGACAGAGGATCAGATACGTAAGGAGTATCAAGATTCTGGTCAGCTACAAGATCATTTTGGTTCCTTTGATAGTTACATGACTTACATTGGTGAGTCGCAGGATTGGGTTCAGTCTGCTGAATGGATGATGGCAAACCCTGAGTACGAAAAAGGTGAAAGAGAGTGGCTTTATAATAACAGAGAAGATGTCATGTACCGTCCCGGCGAAAGGGACGAACTGCAAAACAAAATCCAGACAGATATATCCCTCGCAAGGCAAAACGCCTATGCGCTCTGGCTAAATGAGGGCGCTGAGCTAATGGATAAGTGGGGTCTTAACCGCACTATCTATAACGATGATGGCGACAAATTTAAGTGGACAGGCTCTGGATACCAGAAGACCTACAAGGTAGATGATCACGCTGGCGTTGGCGATTACATAAAGACGGCTATAGTAACCGGTGCGGCGCTCGCGGCAACCCCTGCATTAGCTAGTGCATTAGGCGGGATTGGCGGTGCGGCCTTGCCTGCTGGTTTAGCTGGCCCTTCTGCCCCATTGATTGGCGGCAAACTTGCTACAGGGTTAGCGGCTGGGGCAACAAGCGCGGCTAGTCAGGGGCTTCTTACCGGGAGCATAGATCCGAAGTCTGTTCTTACCAGTGCTGTTATGGCTGGTATTAATCCCGGCGGGTATGTGGCTGATAACTATGTCCCGTGGAGAAAAACCGATTTCTTCACAGGAGACAAGAGCTGGGCCTTTGGTGGCGCTCCCCCTTCTAGCTTCATGGGTGGCTTAGTCAGCGGCACTGTTAATGATCTAGTCTCTAACGGAATCATGAACGGCGAGATTGATCTGCAAGGCTCTTTAGAAAAGGGGCTGATATCTGGCGGCCTTAACTCTTTCAAAAATGCCTATGATGAGTACAGACTAAACAGCGAGGAGAACCTTGCTGACGAATATCAATTCAACAATCCCGATGCGACTAGGGAGGAAGCATTAGCTTGGGCTAACTCTCCAATAAATGCAGACCGCCTAAACAAAACAGACTTGGGCGCACTGATTGGCGAAAATGGCCTGCTCAATTTTGTTCCTCAGCTCGATACATCAGGAATCCGAAATACCTTTGACTTTATTGGCAATGGGGTAGATGGCCTGCTAAACGGCTTTGAGCTGGGTGACTACAGCACTATGGGGCTAATCAACAACCCTGTTGTTAATGGCGCGACTAGCTTACTAGGCAACTTGCTCCCCAGTGGATCAGGCGAGCCAAGCGACGATTTTCAAGCTCAGTGGGATCAGTTTAGTCAGGAGTGGTATGACAACAACAGCGGCAATTCTGATTTAATTGACAGCAACGGCAACCCAACCGTGGCTGGCGCAATAGATAAGAATCAGTATGTGACAACTAAGATCGACAACTATGATGCGTTTTACTATTCAAACTCTGGTGGCCTAAATGAAAACTATAGTTGGTCGCCCAATCCAAGGGGTGAGTCAGAGGTATGGGGGACGCTGGATGGCATAGATGGCACATACTCAACAGGCGGCGTACCGATCTCGCCGATGATAGGCGCGGGCAACTCAACCATTAGCCCCATTCTGGATGCTGATGGCAACGTAACAAAGCCTTTGAACTTTGGCCCTGAGTTTACTGCCCCTGACTATGTTCAGCCCGGTTATTCAACAAACACCGTACTGTCATCAAACAATGATGCGGCGCTTAGAAACTACGGACTGATTAGCCTTGTTCAAGATTTAACTGGTGATGATGACAAAAACGCCAGTAGCAACAGCAATGCCAGCAGTAATACAACAGACCTTAATGCGGGCGAAACCGCTGTCAGCAAAGATGAGACGCTAGCCGGTGCTGATCCTAATGCAGGCGAAACCGTTGTCAGCACGGGGGAGACGCTAACTGATAGCCAAACCGTTGTTAGTTCAACTGATGAGCTGGCAGGCGCTAGTAGCACTGATGAGCTGGCAAGCGGTAGTAGCGCGGTATTGCCGGGAACACCAACTGGAGGCAGGGGCGGGGCGCTCACAGATTGGACGGATCTATATGGCTATACAAAGATATCGCCTTACAAAAAAGCAAGGTTGAAGGTTTTGGCTGGGATGCTTTCAGGCATTCCCGGTGTGTCAATGGGTTCACTAGCTCTTAATTTTGGTAGTGAGAAAGATCCTTATCAGAAGATCGGCAGGGCGGTTTGGGATTTTGGACAGGAGCGAAACGCATGAACTACCTTGAAATGATTAATGAAGTATTGGTTCGCATGAGGGAGATAGAGATAACTCCTGAGCAGGGCGTACTAAGCAAGGATCTAGACCCCCAGCAGAAGATGGTATGCAAGCTGGTTAATGACGCCCGTAACTTTGTAATGCGAGCGCATACTTGGAATGCATTCAGAACTGTATGGATACTTGATCTTGCTCATGGCGTTAACCGTTACAACCTGAGAGGTGGCACAGAGCAGTCAACTATCAGCTTTATTCGCTACGACGATGGCCCCCTTATTCAAGAAGTGAACATGCACGAAATATCTAGCAGGCCGTCACGACAGGGTAGGCCCCTGTGGTTTGCTCCCGGCTGGGTCAATCTAGGAGATGCCAGCCCTATCGTTGTGAAGTCATCGGAATATAACGAAAGTGAGTATGGTTCGTTTGCTGGGTATGGGCAGGGAGACGAGGTCATTAGACCCTTTAACGAAAAGTGCGTACAGATAGAGGTATGGCCTGTTCCTGACAACTCTTATGGCGGCACTGGTGATGTCTATAAATACACTGAAGCTCAGTTTGGATTAGGGCAATGGGGTCAAAAGGGATCTCAGCTATTTGCTTATGGATATTCACAGCCTTCTCCTTTGTATGCTGATGAGGATCTAATGATTGTGCCTGATGATCCTGTCATGCACTTTGCCTTGGCTTATGCCATTTCAGAAAGAGGTGAGGCTGGAGGCGCTACTGCACAGCAGGGGTTTGCCTTGGCTAAGCAATATTTGTCTGACGCTATATCGTGGGACGTTAACAACAGTCGTGGCGAATATATCTGGGAAGCCGTGTAATGCAGTTGCAACAGTTAAGCATTCAAGGGCCGGGATCTCAGGGCTTAAACTCTGAGGTAAGCCCGTTTCAGCAGAGCATAGAGTTTGCTCTTAAGGCTGACAATGCTGTGATTGATAGGGTAGGCAGGCTTGCCGCACGAGAGGCTTTTGCTGATTATGTGTGGGAGAACAACTTTTACCTTGATCCAGAAGAAGATTACGACATCGTGCGGATGGAAACCGTTATGCACGATCAAGAACAGCCTCCTGAAGTCACGCCGCTTGAGCCGTCTAAATATAATATGTCCGAATACTGCACTGCGGAATATGCAGGCTTAAACCTTGAGGACTCAGACTGCGCTCCCAACAGAGAGAATGCTTACCGTTTTGTAGAGCAGGCACAGGGAAGTCAATACGGCATAGGCCAATATGGCTTTGATGAGTACAACGGTTCATCAGTTGCTACTGGTTTTGATGATCACACTGTTGTTGGCATTGCTGGTATTTATAAGATGGAGCAAGCATATAGCTCTGAATACAACCGCCCTCAGTCAGAGTATGGAGTAATGGAGTACAGCCAAGAGCTGGACTTTACTGTAAAGAGTTACGCCTACTACATAGTCTTTCAGATTAAAAAGGGAAGGCTAGAAAAGCTGGGCCTGTGGGAGCCAAAGAACGGACTTACTGATTGCCAGCTTGTCCCATTTATGGACAGCATATTCCTGTTTAGCAAAGGCGAGCCGCCCATAGCTTTCTATAAGGGGTCTTCTGCTTTCCTGTCCAGCCATCCTAATTACAAGCCACCAAGAGATGGTGACAGAGGTGTCGATGAGAATGGAGTTCCGATCGGACTTAACGTCATTGCTCCAGAGCTTAACGGAGATGTTGCTTGTGCCGCCTATGGTCGCCTTTGGGTTAGTGGTGTTAACGGCAATTATGATGTCATTTATTACTCTGATCTTCTTGTGCCTTATCAGTGGTATGACGGCTCTATTGATTCCTCTGAGGAAAAGCCAGAGGGTGAAGACCCCTTCAACTCAGGCGGCATCATTGATGTCAGAGAGTACTGGCCTACAGGTAACGACAAGATTCAGGGCATAGCCGCACACAATGGCTTCCTGATTATCTTTGGTCGGCACTCAATCCTTATCTACTCTGGCGCACAGGGAGATCCTGCTGGCGAGAATGGTTTAAAGCTAGAGGACGCTATCAGGGATGTGGGACTCGTTAACCAAGACGCTATGTGCAACATTGGCTCTGACCATCTTTTTGTTGATCCTTTGGGGGTACGCTCCCTTGGTCGAGTAATACAAGAGAAGTCTGTTCCTATAGCAGAGCCATCACTGAATGTCGCTACAGTAATCAGGGAGCAGATAGCAGAGAACAGGGATACTGTCAGGCTTCATCACTTTATATCTAAGTCTCTGGTTGCTTGCTTGTTCCCCTTTGACAGAGAGGCATATGTCTTTCAGCTTGGTCAGCCTTCTGCTACTGGTGGACTGAAGGCAACCTTTTGGTCTGGTTGTGATTGGTATGACGGCTGTGCTGTTAGGTCGGACTACAAGACTAGAGAGCTTTTGGGTGGCATGGACAGTCGTGGTGTCACGATGTATGACGGTTACGATCAGCCTGTAGCATACACCTTAAGCTATGAATCTACTGTTTTGTTAAGCGGCGACAATCTGATGACTACTATGGTTCCAAAGTCTGTGCTGTATAGCTTTCACCATGACCGCAACACTACCAACCATGAAGACATTGATTTGTATTCACGCTGGGGGTTTGGCACTGAAGAGATGCCTTACATGGCTAAGTGTCACATGGCTAAGAAGAACGTCGCTAGCAACTTCACTACTTGCAAGGTCAACATGGCTGGGTCGGGCGACATGTTAAGAATAGGGTTTGATGTACCTGTTAATAGCCATCCATTTTCAATGCAACAGATTTCTATTAATACGCACTCTGGGCGTAGAACAGTTTAAGGAGAAGACTGATGGAGGAAGACGAATTTGACCCCACCGCAGGAATTTTAACAGGCATAACCAGCGCGGCCGCAGTAGCGGGGGGTATAAATCAGGCCAATAATTTGGCTGATTACGGTAAAACTTTTAACAAAAGTCTAAGGGCTTTTGGTAATACGCTTGCCGACAACAGTGCATTCAAGGGCTATGGCGTAACCAGTAGTTTAGGTAATACAACTATAAGCCCCAATGGCTCTGTCAATCTTGGTGTTGGTCAGAACAGCTTGATGAATAATTACGCCAAGCAAGCAATGGCTAACTCTCAGAATATGTACAACCAAGCCATGCAAGATCCTGCGGCAAGACAGCAGGACATTTACAACCAGATCATGGCGGCACAAAACCCCCAGCTAAATGCTATGCAAGCACAACAGCAGGCTAGAGAGCAGGCTATGGGAAGGGGAGGCGTTAGAGGATCTCAGTTTGGTGGCACAGCAGAAGATGCGGCCATGGCTAGGGCAAGGGTACAGGGTAGCAATGAGGCCGCTCTGGGAGCGCGTCAGTCCGCTATGAGTGAGCTTTCTCAGATGGGTCAAATGGCTGGACAGATGGGCCAGCTAGGACAGCAGGCTTATCAGACTAGCTTCTTGCCAATGCAACAGCAGATGCAGTTGATGGAATTAGCTGGTGCTGATGCAGACAGAGCGCAGACAGGTCAGCTTACGGGTCAGGGCTATCTTGCTCAGCTTGGATTGGGTGGCGCACAGGTTGATGTTAATGCACAGAAGGCATCGACTGAGCTTAAGGGGAATATTATTAACTCTATCCTTGGTAACGCAGGCGGTCTTTGGAAATCAATCTTTGGAGGATAAGTAAGATGGCGGGAAAAGATGAGTCAGCAAGACTCCAAGGAATGCTCAGCGAGATAGCCGGGACGGTTGGCGAGATGGGTGCTGGCCGTGATTGGGGAGCTAATGCAATTCGCCAGATTGCTCGCCCTGATAATCAGGCTATGTTTCGTGGTGAGGAGTTTGGTTTAGACAACTCTGCAAACCTAATGAAGATGGGGCAGTGGGCAGAGCGTAATGGCTTTGACGATCAGGCCGCTAGGTATTTATCGCTAGGCTCAACTTTTCAGGAGGCAGAGCAAAAGAAGTTGTACGGCGATCAGGTTGCTAAAGGCGGCATCAAGATGCGCGCTATTAAAAATCAGATTGCTGACATAAACAGCAAGATAGAACAGGTGGGCGATCCCACTGATCCTGGCTTTTCTGCTCCCGGTCTTATTGTTGCTAGGGATAACCTTAAAAACCAGCTTAACACTGTGATTAGCGAGATTAATGCCGCAGGAGAGGAAAGCCGTTATGGCGTTGCTGATGCTGGCACAACAGCGTATCAGAAGTTAATCACCGCAGACCTTGCTAAAGCTAAAGCGGCAATAGAAATGCAAACGGCTGATGAGGAATTGGCCGCTCTCAGGGCAGAAAGAAATGCTCGGCTAGCTAAAGGCACTCGTGCAACGCCGGACACGCTCAGATATCTGACTGAAGACCAGTGGGATTCATACGCCAGGTCTTACGCATCAGCGATAACCAATCAAGACCGGATTGACGTTAACGAAAGATTTGGCGCTATTAACGAGAGCAATGAAGCAAATGTACTGAAGGGTCTGGATGCTGGTGCTAAAGCTGGCGTGACTATGGTTGCTTCTAGGTTCTCGCAAATAGGTGAGGGCAAGGGCGGTTCGATTACTCTTGGCGATTTGTTTGCTAATTCATTCATTGGCAAGTTTCTGAATTGGGATAAGAACGCAGATCCTGAAGCTCGCATATTTGACTCGGCTACTAATGATTTCTTTGAGCAGATCAATTCTGATTCGGAGCTGGCTAAGGCCAACAATGAAGCTATTGCGGCAAGGCTCATGCTTAACCCTGATTATGCTGAGGCAGACCTTCCCACTAAAAGGCAGATGGAGACAGAGGCATTCATTAACTACTACAGAGAAACCTATCCAGAGTTTGCGAGAGCCTACGCCAAGGACAAAGCTGAGCTAACAGAAAGGGCTAAAGGCTTAGAGGTTGAGGCAAAAGACGCGGCGGCTGGCTGGCTTCCAGGCTACGACCCTAATGGAGATGGTGCTAGAAAGTTTAATGTCTGGTTTGAAAGTGCTAGAGCGACAGACCCTGAGCTTACTTATGCAGAAGCCTATGAAATGTGGGAAGAGAAGTATCGGTCATCTGTAGCTGAGCCGCCTAGACCGGAGCCTGCTGGCGCTCCAGATATGAACAAGGCCGGGAGGCAGATCGCTAAGCCAGAGCCTAGTGAGCTTACTAAGACTAGGTTTAGTAACAGGGCCGGACGTTAAAAAATAATCACAAAGCCAAACCACATTTCACCAAGGTAAAAGTAGATGGCAGACAGCCCCACAATTGAACGGCGTACAACATCGGCAGAAGCGGCAACTGTTGATCCAATCATGCGTGAGCCTGTGGTCTTGTGGATGGTTGAAGACGTTGTTGGCCTCGATCCTAATGAGGCCGCTCCTCATATTAGATCATCTCTTGATGCCATTATGGGGGCTGAAAGCTCTGGAGGTCGTAATACTACCGGAGTTGCTAACAAGAACACTGGCAACCGCGCCCTTGGCAACTATCAATGGTTCCCTGTTCCCTTTAAGGAAGACCTAGAGGCGCTTGATATCTACCTCAGAAAAGCCGCTGGTGTAGAAAAGAAAGATTGGACTACCCCTGATTGGATTGCTGAAGCTATAGAGCATAGAGATCCTAGAAAGCTGTCAGATCATAAGCAGGATCTGGTACAGATGGCTCGTATTACTAGGCTTGCTAAGAATGATGACATCGCAAAGATGTGGATGGGCGACATCCCTGCTCTGCGTGACTTCTATGCTATCAAGCACCACACCCAAGGCTATGAGGATGAGGCAACACTTAGGCAGATGGATAGGTATATGCCTTTGCCTGACGATTATTCTCCAATAGCAGAACCGCCTGAGCTAGAACAATACGCTGATTTAAACAGCCCTGAGAAACCTCCTAGCAATCCTGCTATAGAGCTGGGCAGACTAAACATTGAAGACTATGACCCTGAACCAACCCCTCTTGGTGCTAGTGACTTTGACTTTGATAGGGCAAACAGGGGGATGCTGTCAGAAATTACTGATCTGCCCACTAGACGGAGTGGCGCTGAGATTCTTAGAGAGGCAACTGTTCCACAACGTGGCGGTAGGATACCGGAGATAACAGTACCGCAACGGGCTGGCAGGATTCCTATGGTTGCCCCTACCCAGCGGAGCGGTAGGTTTCCAGAAGTATCTGTAGAGGCTAGGCGCAGGAGTGGAGCAGAGATACTACAAGAACAGCAGGCTATATCTTCAAGGGTTGACCCTACTCTGCCGTCAGTTCCCCCAAGGGGTCAGGCAGAGCCAAGACTAGAATCAGAGCTAGCCGCCGCACAGATGGCTACACAGAATGGTCGGTTTGCAGACGCGGTTGTTACACAGCAGAGGGTAGATGAGACACCCCCTATTGCGCCAGAGGCATCACAGGTAGCAAGCGTTCCAGCTACCAGCCTTGGTAGCCTAGAGATTGATGACGAGCCGATAGTGGCAGAGGTTCCTGCTACCAAGATAGAAGATCTTACCTTTGACGAGAACTTTGAACGCAAGCCGATCCCTGCGGCAAAGGAAGATATAAGGGAGCAGTTGCTGGCAAGTATGCCAGACCCAGAAACCAGAGAAGACAGGCTGAATGCCATCAGAGACTCGTTGCCTGACCCTTATATTCCAGAGGGCTATGAGCCTACCAGTAGCGCGGCACGGAAGATTAGGCGGGGCGTTGACACTATCGCCATGGGCGCGTCCCTTGGTACGTATGACGAGATTGCTGGCTTTCTTGCAAAGGCAGGGATTAATGGCGCTGATGGCTCTTATGAAGAAACAGTCAATAGGATCAGGCAGAACGTAGCAGATCAAAGGGCTGTATCGCCCAGAATAGCTTTGCTTCAGGAGTTGGGCGGCGGCTTATTTACTGCCGGTGGAATTACTAGGAGCTTAATGAAGCAGGGCGTAGGCGCTGGGAAGGCAGGCTTTACTGAGGGCGCACTCACTGGCTTTGCTTATGGTGACAATCCAGACGAAAGGCTGGGCGGGGCTTTGGGGCTGGGCGCTGTTGGTGGAACTCTTGGCGGTGCTATTGGCTGGGCTACTAACAGGTCTAGGAAGATAGACAGGGCCACCATTGAGGGCGCTCGCATACCTGATGACGATGTACTAGACAGTGAAATTGCGCGCCTATCAGAAAAAGCCATGCGAGAAGCTGAGGAAGCTGGTCAGTATGATTGGGTAAGGGCTGGCCCTGGTGGTCTATACCAGCAAAAGCAATTCTCTTATTTAGAAGAGGCTCCTTATCAGGCGTCTAATAGAACGCAACGCCCAAAAGTATTGCGCCCAAAGCTAGACAAGGATGGCAACCCTAGCATCATGCCTAGCGGCAAGGCTGAGTGGGAGATGCAGGATCTCACATGGCGTAACGCCAAGACCGCAGGCCAGTTCTTTGATGGTGTGAAGTTTGGACTAAGAAACTTCTACGATCAGAAGCTAACCCCTGCATCAGATTATGTAATGAGGGAGGTGGCTCCAAGGGTTGGCGCTATCTTCCAGCGATACAGTGAGAGTGCATTAAGAAACAACACCATTGCCTTTAAGACTGTGATGGAGCCTATGGAAAAGCTCATCAAGTCTATGGATGAAGACAAGATGCTGAAGGCTATGGTGATGGATTACACCAACATGAAGCACCTTCAGTGGTGGAATCGGGAAGTGGCTAAGGTAAGGGCCGCACCTACTGTCCAGTTAAAAGGGCCGGGTGAGCAGACAATCACCACCCTTGAGGATCTGCTTGAGTACATCGCTAGGAACTATGGCAATGAGCAAACTATAGCTTTCAAGCGTTATCTAGATTGGAATAAAGGGATTAAGGCCGACCATGTACAGCGGTTGTCAGGTGTTGATGAGTTTAACAATGACGTAGCGCACCATATCCACACCCGCAAGATGCGGAAGAACCCAGACGAAGAGCCTAAAAACATTCTTGAGGAGCTTGATAGGTTCAAGGATGATGCGAAAGAATCAAGAACCCGCTTGTCAATGGTAGATGATCTTAGCAATGGTCAGCCGGTAGACAAGGTAGATCAATATTTCAACCCGCTTCTAACTGATTTCAGGCGCACATCTAATTACGAAGTGCTTAACCAGATGTCTCGGCTGTTTAACTTAAAGAAGCCGGGGAGAGATCTTGATTTCCAGCCCACCGACTTGTTTGATGATTTGTATAGGACGCTGATAACCAGAGGCATTGCCCCTCAGCAGGCCAAGAAAGCGGTGAATGCCATGAAGGATGACTTCATTGGTCAGAGCGAGACACCTAACGACTGGTTGCAGTTCTTTAATAGCTGGGGCTATGCAGGCTCACTGGCTGGGCCTAAGTCTGCTCTCCTTAACTTGCATGACATACCTATGGCGGCTGTGCTGTATGGGAAAAGTAGCTTTAAGGGGCTGTTTAAGGAGATGGGCTACAAGGTCAGCGACAAGGGTATTGTCCAGCGCGTAGGCGAATTCCAAAACTACGTTAATGAGCAGATGTCCCTTGGCTCACGGGATTTGGCTAAGCAATTGGCTGACACATCTAGAAAGGGTACTGACATTTTAATGAAAGCCTCTGGGTTTAGCTGGCTGGACGAGGTTGGCAAGCAAAAGATTACCCAGATGATTATCCAAGACGCGGTAGACAATGTAGATAGCTTGTCCGCTCGTTGGGGTTTCTATTTTTCTAGGTCAGAGCTTGACCAAATTGCTAAGCAGATCAGGAAGCATGGCACTGACGTTGGTAGCTATACAGGCCGTGGCAGAGACTTGATGGAAGAGCTGTTCTTTGCTGGGCTAGGTCAACAGCAGTTGATCTCTAGTGCAGGCCGTCCGCTGGCGTGGTCACGCAATCCTAACCTCAGATTTATGTGGGCATTGCGCGGCTTTGCCATGAAGCAGTTGGCACTGGCTCAAAGAAACATCATCGACAACATTGCTCAAGGTAACAAAGAAGCCGCATGGGAGTACATGAAGCGCTACGCCTTGTTCTCTGCCGGAGCATTTGGTCTGCTCAATGAAGGTAGGCAGTGGATGTGGGGTGATGGTGAGTTTACTGCGGGCGGTATCTTGATGGGGATGGCTGATCAGATTGTATCTACAGCAAGCATCAACACTATCGGCCTTAATGACTACCAGTGGGGCAAGATGATGGAGGAAGGGGTGGCTGTCACTTTGGTTAAATCGGTTGAGCCGCTGTTGACTAGCGTACCTAGAAACAATTTGATGGATGTAGTTCAGGCGCTAGATGGTGAGTTCAAGAATAACGATAGCCTTAACGCAGGCCAAAGACTTCTACTTCCGCCCTCTCAGTTCCCGCTGATTAAGCAATGGAGCAATGCCGTTGAGAATGTTGAGGAGGACTTTGATATAGCCCCTGACCCAATGGCGCAGTTCAATAGGGTGTATCTACAGCAGGAGAAAGTAGATGGCTAAGCTATTTTTCTTTGAAGGTCGTAACACTGGTATCTATGCTGAGTCTGCCGCCGCCGCTAGAGCTAAGTGCAAGCGGGGATGTGGCAAGCTGGTTAAGACTCTAAACAAAACCCCACCTAAGAGTGGGGCATGGGATAGAACTAGGAAGGATGGAAAGTCCCCCGCCAAATCCTCAGTAGGAAAAGGCAGGGGCTATGGGCCTAAGAGGAAGTAGTTAGTGCATATCTACCAGACTAACTGCATTCTCTATATACCCATTGAGTGCTTCATCTCCAATTTCATGGGTCAGCTTTATCTCCACTATCCTAAGTGCGTTAGCTAGCTTAAGCTCATGACGTATTCTTTCTAGCCATTCAGCAATAGACTCTTCGCTACCGTTGGCGAGTGCTTTCTCAATATCAATTAAATGCTGTTCCATTTTACTGCTCCTTTCTATATCCCTGTGAATAAAGCTCAATCAATTCCACCAGCTCAGCCGGTGGGGTTTTATCTTTGGGGTGTTCAATGATAACGGCGAATATAATCTTGCCGTCTTCGTCGCCAAACCACCATGTCTTGTCTGTCCATCCTTCAATCATTAGCTAGCCACCGCCATATGTTTTTGTATGTGAAGACGCCATAGCTTTTCGATTGGGTCTAGCTGTTCTGCGTCAACCACATATCGTTCGCCATATCCAAAGTCATGTCTGTATGCTTTCTCAAAGAACGTCTTTCTGCTGATACATCCGTGTAGCTTGAAGGTTCTGGGGTCACTTTTTGATTGCCCATAGGCAACAGCGATGTTTGCTGTGAACTTATCTGGTGAGTCAAAGATGAGGGGGCCGTCTTCTTTACAAGAACACTTCACATCAATGGAGTACTCACCAAGCCAGAAATCTATCTGTCCATCTGAAAGGACATTCACCACAGGAGGGGGTAGGTCAAACAAGCGGGCAAACAGAAACTCTGCCTTGAAGCCCCTTATGTTGTTCTCTGTCCTGCTAGCCATACCTTTTTCATCAGCAAGCCTGGGTGTTATTCCCTGTAACTCGCACAGCTTCACAGTGTCAGCGCCCATAAGCTCTGCATCGTGATTGTCTTTGGCTGTGAGCGTAAAGAACATCAGTTGTAGCTCACTATGTCGTAGTCTGGATCGGCCTCAGCCTTACGGAACTCAGTCCGGTAGTGGTCACTGATCTCTTTACGGAGGAGCTTGTTGGTTTTGAGGGTGGCGTTGGCTTTCTCGCGCAGGATGTCCATGTGACCCTGTCCGTATAGCTTGGTCAGCCAATCAGTGAAGGCGACAGGGTTGGAGCCGAACCACTGGTGGTGATAGCGGCAGAGGGTTACGGCGTTGTCCATGCTCCAGCGCACAGACTTCTTGGCTCGTCCATATATATGAGCGCAGTCAGTCCCTTCATTAAAGCAGTACTGACAGCGGTGCTGGTCGCGGTGACGAACAGACTTGCTGAACCAGTTATCGCAGGCTTCACGCTTCACAGCCATGTGTACACCTCCAAAAAGACAGTCATCGCTATGACCGCCACAAGAGCCATCAGGGCCTCGTTCTCTTTAGCCATAGTCAGGTACTCCCTTAGTACTTTTGTTCTAGGACGGGGCATTGATGAACTCCTGAGAGGGGATGGGAACCAGTACCCCGGTGTTGCGATTAACTGCATCCACTAAGATGTCCATTGATTCTGATAGTTGCTGCTGTATCTAGCAGGCTACTGCGCTCTACCTTGAAGTAGCTGGTGATGATTGGCTTGTATAAGAGTTCCTTAATGGAATGCTCTGACCAGGGTATCTCCAAGTCGGGCTTGAAGGGGTGGCTAATCTCAAACCCTGCATCATTCAAGGCGCTAGCCATGTTCCTAAACAACAGGTGAAGCGCATTATTTTGTCGGTATGTCCTATCCATTTTCTGGATGGTGTACACCCGATCAATCCTTTGCTCGACCTGATCCTCAATGTAAGCAATGAAAAACTTAGCCGTGTTGCTGTCTTTCACTGTCCATGTCTGGCTCATGTGTCCTCCAAGCTCTTGTTAACCACTGCTTACGCCACGTTAGGTTCTCGTACACGGCATGTCCTGATACACCTATCTCGTTCTTTGGCTGAAACAAAACCACGATAACGTCATTCTGCTGGCCCATAACGATGGCCTGCCTCGCCCTACTGGTAGGCCATTCAAAGCGCGCCTCTACATCTTTGATGGTGAATCTTCTTGGGAAGGCCGCGAGGATTTTGTTGATGTCTTCTAAAGCCGTACCATTAGACATCGCCCCACACCTCCCGCAACTTGTATGCCTGCGGGATAGCTTCTGGTGTGCGAGTTCGTTTGGCTTCACGGTTGACGGTCATTAGGTATTCGTCCTCTTTCTCATGGTGATCTACGACTTCTGTGCTAGGTCACGGGCAAAGCCTGACCCCAGAATTTTGGAATCCAGTATCTCCACGCATCAGCTATATGGGGCGGGCAGTCGGTAGTTAATTCTTTAGGGGCTGGCGCTTTGGCTTGGGTGTGCTGGCGCTCTTCTGCCAGCATCTCCAATATCTCAGGCGGTTTAGGTGCGAACTTCCCTATCTGGAAATAGTTTTTTAGGACGGCCTGCCACTGCACTGAGGTATAACTATTAGAGCGTATGATGCTCTGCCATACCTGTAGCTGTTGCTTGTCTAGCACCTTTCCGTAAAAGCTAAAGCAGTATTTAAGGGCGAACATTACATCGCCCATCTCCTTACTCTGCACGTTCTATTGCATTCGTAAGTATGTGTTCAAGATCTAGCAACTGCCCGTATTCTACTTGGCCTGATGTCAGGTCAGAAGATGAGCTGGTTGAATTGACTTTGGCAAGCCGCTCTTGAACTAAGAGTAGAAGGTGAAATTCTTGGGTCGAGTCAGTGTGAATTGTCACGTTAAATATGCCTCCTGTTACGCTTGCTTACAGCTTACTCTACCTCGGTAATAAGCACAAGAGGAATACTGTATGTCTGTATACTATTGCTACGCGTCGTTGTAGCGTAGTATTTTGATGCTATGTAACATTTGTCAAACGAGGATTCACCCATGAACTACGGCTCGCACTTTCAGCTAAACCTGGATCAATATATGAAGCGCGAGAACATATCGCACAACTCCATCGCAAAAAAGACAGGCGTATCTCAGAAAACGGTATGGTCTGTTGCAAGCGGGAGGTCAACCCCCACCTTGAACACGGCTCAGATAGTAGCTGATGCAGTAGGCGTTGACGCTAGGGTTTTGCTTGGCAGTCAATTGACTACAGAACAGGTGGGAAGGTCACAGCGAATAGGTAGAATGCTGGATCAAATCATTGTGCTAAACAATGAGCAGATTGCTACACTAAACGGAGTCTTAAAGGCTTTTACTAGCACAGAATAGCTTGCAATAGCATCATACTGCCTGTTAGCATTACGTTAACGGGCTATTTTTTTGCCCATTGTTAGGACAAGAAGGAATGAATGCAAAAGCAAACATAGATATACCGCCTGAGATTATTGAAAGGCTCAAGGCGGTAGGCGAGACATCAGCCACTGCGCTGTGGGATTGCCACGGTAACTGGATCATTAAGCACAAGGCGCTGGAGAAGATTGCCACCAACGCTGGCATTACTTATTCCGACTGCACCGTGTACCCGCCACAACCTGGACAGGAACACTTTGCCGTTAGCCTGATCGGTCACCTCGGTGATCGCAGTGAGTGGAGCATTGGCGAGGCATCTCCTAAGAACTCTAAGAATAACTACTACTTTGCAATGGCTGAGAAGCGCGCCAAAGACAGGGTGATTCTTAAGTTGCTGGGCCTGCACGCCTACATCTACAGCGAAGAAGAAGCTGATGAGTTTAAAGAGGCGGCCCCGTCTGGCGATGACTTCTTGCTAGAGCATTCCAATGCTGTGCGCGAGAACATCGAAGATGTGTACCGAATCAAAGAGTGTATCGCTAACGATGACATGGAAGGTGCGGCTGGCTACTACGCCGACATGACTCGTGAGGTACAGGTCGCACTGTGGAAAGCCCCCAGTAAGGGTGGTGTATGGACAACCGAAGAACGCAGGCTAATGTCTGCTGACGGTGAGCTTGCCAAGTTAATTGCCAAGATGAAGAAGGAGAAAGCATGAGCGATGATCGCAAACCACTACCGGAGACAGGGTTCCGGTGCTATCCGGCTAAGCCTGAGAAGATAACGTGCAACATGGTTATCTTGATTGACGAAATGATTAGTTGGTTGACAGCGGAACGAGCAAGACGGAGCCAACATAAAGAAAGACGGCAAGGTCAGGACATCATTACGTCTGACCATGGCAGAAACCACCAAGCAGGACGCCAAGACTATCTCACTCTTTCGTACGATGACTTTGAACCCAGCAATAAAGGCGGTGGGCATCAACAATCAAGCAATAACGTCACCCCTATGCCACCTGTAGGTGATGGAGACATTCCTTTCTGATCACTCACTCCTCAAGAGTGGACTTTAGGGGGGTTCGGTCGAGTCGGCCCCTCTCTTTTTATTAACCAGAGGTAAACCATGAGTATTAAAGATAGTTTTATTCCATATGATGAACTGCTTGAACTCTTTGGGGTTCAGCGGGTCAATGCGCTGTTTCGATGCTTGAAGCAAAACAACATTAGCTTTATTTTAGACAAGCGTAACAAGCCATTAGTGTTGCGTAGCGCATTGGAAGGAACCGCTAGTGACCAGCCAGAGCAAGAGGAAACAGTCGTCTTTACCTAGGTATGTTAGCCGTGACCCACGTTATGGTGTTGTCTATCGCCCTTATTTAGGCAGGGCTAATGGGCAGATCAAGTGGGGCAAGCGGGTTAAGCTCGCATCTCATGGCGCATCTGACTCTGAGATCTGGAAAGCCTACGAAGAATTAAAGGGCATTGAAGTACAGCCCTACACAATTAGCTGGCTTTTTTTTAAATACTTTGCGAGCAATAAGTTTAAGAAGAAAGCGCCTCGCACCCAGCAAGACTACAAGAACTACGCCAAGGCTATTGCCAACCGTGATGTTGGCGGCAAGTTGTTTGGCTCCCTGCCTCTCGCATCTGTTAAACGTGTCAGTATCCGCACCTATCTAGATACTGCATCTGCTCCTGTTCAAGCTAATCGGCAGATCACCTTCCTAAGTACAGCATGGAACTGGTTGGCTGAGTTTGATGAAAGCCTGCCTGCTAATCCAGCGCATCGCATCTCAAAGAATGAGGAATCCCCCAGGGATTTATATATTTCTGATGATGTGTACCTCAAAGCCCGATCGCTAGCACCTGATTGGCTAGGCATTGCAATGGAGCTTGCTTACTGGTGTCGGGCCAGAAGGGGGGAGGTATTAGCCTTTACCTATGATGACTATCAGGATGGTGGTTTGCATGTTCAACGCACAAAGAAATCTCAATCAGAGATCACCGTGTCTCAGCGTGTCACTGAACTAGTGGAGCAGAGCCTGCATCTCCCTCGCTCAGAGGGCTGTAATCACATCGTGAGAAACGCAAAGGGTCAGCCGGTAACTGAGTCCGGGTTTAATTCAGCGTGGCGTAGGCTTGCAACCAGGATGGGTGAGGATCACTTTCATTACCATGATTTGAAAGCTAAGGGCGTGTCAGATATGGAGGGTGAGCAGTGGGCAGGGCATCGTAGCAAGAAAGCGTTGGCTGTGTACCAGCGCAAGGCGCGGCGCATCTCCCCTGATTACGGTTCTCCTGTTACCTCACGATAAGCTGAGAGTGGCGCGGAATGCAGGAGTCGAACCTGCGACCTTCGGTTTCGTAGTCAGGTGTTGATGTCTGTAAACCCGCGTGTTTACTGCATCTCCAGCAGGGCAGTGAGGTAACAAGCACAAAAGTAATTAGTGTTAGGCCGCAGTAATACTGGGTTAAGGGGTATGAGGTAACGGCTGTTTTACCTTAAAGGTGCTGGCATTTCGCTCCCGGGGGCCAGCTAACCCGGCAAAAGACCTGACCTACACACGGAGGCGATAGGTCAGGCTGGCGAGGGTATGTTATCAGTTAGATACACCAAAGCCGCCGTCTGATTTAATCCGGCGCTTGAACCCTGTCCAAGTTTTGATGTTCTCTCTTTCGTGCATTACATCCCATGCCAGATTAAAAGCATTGAGCATGGATTCTTTTGCATCTGCGTGGCGACCAGTTGTGCCGCCCACTCCAGTTTCTTGCTGAGCCTGCCTTAGTTTCTGGCAGTAGCCAACCGCCCAGCCAGCCGCAATATGCGGAGCGGGATGGGCAAGCGGGTCAGCTAGGTATCCAAACAGATCAAGCGTTAGCTTGCTGTCGTTCTGATTCCACTGGAAGAAAATGTAATACAACAATGAGACCGGAACAGCCCCCTGGCATCCTTTGTAGGCTTTGTTGATTAGCCCTTTGTAGGCTTCCCATGTGGTTTTTATGTCCGGTTGATGACTTGCAACCCAATCAAAGATTGCGCCATCTGACTCATTGAAAGCACCAGCGTGGGCATAGGGGTTGCCAGTGCCGCGCATCTCCAATGTCTTTTCGTATCGCCATAGCATCTTTGCTGTTACGTTTAAGACCGAAGGGTCGGGCCACTCTTGAATCACCATGATGTCTTTAAGGTCGCGGGTCTTACCTTGATCTATGAACTGAAACATCTCAGTGTTAATGCCTCGGCAAACCCAGATTCTTTGTGGTTTATCGGATAGCTGAATGGCATAGAGCCTGTGCTGTCCGTCTATCACCCTGCCTTTGGTGTCAATCTTAATTGTCTCACCGGTGTCGGGATGCCAGTTGCCCGCCTTCATATCCTGAGCATATCGCTTCACGAATGATTGCGTTGCACCCCTGTTAACAAAGGATGCGGCTGTGTTTTCCAGCATCTCCCCTGCTTGCTTTGGGCTGATTGTTTCCGCTTTAAATGAAAGCATAATTGCTTCTCCGTATTGCGGCCTGCGGCTATTGCCTGTGGCCTGTTGCAACCTAAAGGCTGGTTGCCCACCATCTCTGCGTATGCAGAAATTCTTTACGCCATTTCCCTCAGCGTGTTCACAACCTGGGATTTCTTTTCCTGCATCTCCGCACGTTCTAAGCCGTTCTTAACTATGATGCTGGCTCGGACATTGGCCTGATACATGGCCCAGTTTTTAAAAGCACAGCGCCGGAGTGTGTCTTTGCAATCAATCCTGTTATTAACTTTTAGGCGTTGCTCCATCTCTCGGGCGTGTCTTGCATAGTAGGCGGCACGATCCCTGATTAACTGGTGTGCCATCTGCATCTCCGTTAGTGCGTCCATTGCATCTACTCCTTTCAAAAGTAAAACCCCAGCTAGATAGGGGTGGGTTAGGCGCGGTCCTCGCAATCGATGCACACGCCGTCATCGTTGATAAATCCAGTTTCTTCTACCTCTCCGCACTCATCGCACTGGTTGAACCCATGCGGAATGTCGTCAGCACTGGGGCAGTGGGGGTGATGCGAGTTAACGCGCCCGCAATCGCCGCACATCTTCACGCCGCTACCTCCGCATCATCTCGCCGCTGTTCCAGTGTCTCTGCCTCTCCAATAATCTTCTGGCGGCAGGCTTCGGTAATGTCGCAGGGCAATAACAAGGTGGGGAAACCACGCAACCAAAGTTGAGCCGCGTAAATTGAATCTGCTCGGTCATCTGCTGACAGGTCGGCCCACTCTCTGAAATTAATTTGCATGGTCGGCCACCTCCGTTTCTGTGTGGTGCAAGGTGATGTGTTCGGCGTACCGGTAAAGCTGGTCACTGGGTATGCGGTGAGAGTCACGCCAGCAAACAAACGCACCGTCTGACTGCTCGCTCATCTCGTCGCCGCAGATATCGCAAAGACATATAACTTTTGTGCTAATGGGTTGCATGGCTATCCCCCTGGGCGTAGGCCATAGAATTTAGTAGCGGCTTATGGGCGTCAAGCCTCAGCACGGTATTGATGCCGGTGATAACGTAATACAGCTCGCGCGCTGACATCCGATAGTTTGTGATGTCCAACAGACAGCCGCTCTCGTTGACGTAGCGGCACAGCTTATAACCGCCATAGCTGTGTTCGATGGTGTAACGCTCTGGTATTGAGCGCCAGCGGCCTTCCTCATCTTTGCGGTATGTTTCCGCATCTCCGAAAATGGTGCGGTTTAGGTAGTCAACTTGGCCTTGGCACATTGTCTTGGTGATTCTCATTAGAAGCCCCCCGTACAAATTACAAGCAGGGTGGTGGTGTTGGCTTCAAAGGTTATGCCGCGCTCCACTAGTCCAGCGCAAACCTGAGTCATTGATTCGATATCTTCACAGCGTATTTTCATTTCTTCATCTCCTTTTGAAAGATAGTGCCTGTTTTGAGGGGACAGGCGGCCCACCACGGATTAGCTTACGTAATCAATACCAGTGAACGAAATTCAGCACTCATGATCGCACCCCCTTTGTTTGCAGTTCTTGGATCTGCTCAACTGCCGAGATGTAATCTTTTCTTAGGTTGTGAAGTTCATACCTGAGTTCGCGGTTTTCTTCTGAGAGGCGAACGTACTCCGCCGTGATCTTCTCGTCTCGGCGCTGTTCCCATGTCTTTGCTCTAATGACTGCTGTCATGATGTATCTCCGTGGTTAGAATTTATCGGGCAGGCTTTTGACCTAACGAGTGAAACGAGTTCACTCCGTCCGATGAACCTAGTATCTCAAATTACTTAGCACGATACTATGAATTATTACCACCCTGTTAGACCGTGTTACCCTATCAATAGGGGGGCTTATACCGTTTCGGTCTAGCACGAAATGCCTACCCTCGCCCTAATTACTGGGGTTGAATACAGACGGGATACAGGGTTCCCGTCGTGAGTCTTGGTACAACCCTGACGAGTGAAACGAGTTCACTCAAGCCGGAGCATCCACCGTCATAAAGAGTGCAGTTATCAGGGCTTGCCCGCGCCTATGTTAGTAACCACTAACCTGTTGGCGGCTCAGTGGTAAATCATTTTCCGATGGTAGGTTAGTAACCACTAACATGGTCGTGGCTGGATAGCGTTAATAGTATTGGGTGGTTCCCGTCTCCACTCCCGCGTTTACCCAGCACGGAGGTTTAAGGTTGCGCCGATGGCGCAGTTTTCTCCGTCCTCGATCCTGCGGATCTGCGGTGAGCAGTCCAAACCGTACATCCACCAGCGTGGTTCCACCGGGGGGAGGGGGTGCATCGGCATCCCAGGCTGGAGGTGCCACCCAGATTTACTAGAGGTAAATTTCAGAAAAAAAAGGGAGGATACGTAGGTATTTAGTAATTAGGTGTTGGGGGATACTACGATTTTGCGGGGTTAGCGGGGAAGTTCCTGCGCTAAGTGTTCAGCGTACACCCCCTTGTCAAGTTTCCGCAAGTCTTTTTCGTAAAAAACTAGCACAATACCCCTTGCTTCGACTCTTATTCCTAATTACTATATGCATATCAAAATCAGGACTGCTGTATCCATGTCTAGCACAGGTATGCTTGAAAAGAAGAGAATGCATCACGACCTTGTTGCTGGGGATGTGGAGCGTTTTCTAGCTGAGGGCGGTCAGATTACCCAGGTTAATGAGCGGACTCCTGAGCAGGCTGACTGTGATTACTTCTTTGCTGGTGAGAAGAGGCAAAAGCATAGCCGCAGGATATCCCGCGAGTATGTGAGAGCCGCCAAAAAGAAGAAGCTGACCTTCAAAACCCTGTAGGGGGTTATATGGCTGACTTAGACGACAAAGCCGCCGCCCATAAAGCCAAGCGTGAGGCGCGGAAAGCCAAGACTAAGGCTGGTCTAACCCACAACAACCGTAAAGCCCTGCCTGTTATGTCTCGCCGTCAACAGACAGAGCGCCTGCATGAGCTAAAAGCTCAGTTCCTATCTAACAAGAAGCTCGGCCCCTTGGTTGAGAAGATGTTTGATATTGCAATGAACGATGAGCATGACGGTCAGATGCAAGCCATGAAAATGATTGCTGACAAGATCCTGCCAACACAGTCCTTTTCTGCTGAATCTAAGAAATCCTCCGCCGTACAAATCAATATATCTGGACTACAGGTATCGGCTATAGAGGAAAAAGATATAAGCAAAGATGAGCCGGTGAGCATTCAGTAATATGGCTTCCCTAGACCTGTCTCTGCTTCCGTGGCAACAGACCGTAATGGAGTCTGACGCCCGCTTTAAGGTGGTAGCCGCTGGTCGCCGTACTGGTAAATCCTATCTAGCCGCTATTTCTCTCATCCTCAGAGCCTTGGATGGAGAAGAGGGCAAGGTGTTCTATGTCGCACCCACACAGGGACAGGCACGGGATATTATGTGGCACACCATCTTTGACATAGCTGGCGAGATCATTGAGCGTAGCCATGTCAATAACCTAGAAATCACCTTAGCTGGTGGTAACACTATCTTCCTAAAGGGTGCTGATAGACCTGATACCTTACGTGGTGTCTCTCTTAAGTACTTAGTTTTAGATGAGTACGCATTCTGCAAGCCAGATGTGTTCGATAACATTCTAAGACCCGCATTGGCTGACAGGCAGGGTGACCTATTAGCGATTGGTACACCCGAAGGCCGCAACCACTTCTACGATATGTTCCAAGGGGCCAGTGGCTGGGATGATTGGAACCAGTTCCACTACACCTCTTTTGATAATCCTCTTGTAGACAAGGCTGAAATCGAACACGCGCGGTCCACTCTTCCGGCATGGGCCTTCCAGCAGGAGTTTCTCGCCAGTTTCGACGCCAGAACAGGCGGGATTTTCGACACTGACAACTTCATTTACCACGATGAGGTAAAAGATTCCGGCGATTACTACATATCCATTGACCTTGCTGGATTCAAGGCCCAAGGGCAGAGGAAGGCCAAGAAGCGGGACAACAGCGCTATCGCCGTAACAAAGGTGGCCCCCTCTGGAAAGTGGTACGTCGAGGACATTGTATACGGGCAATGGTCTCTAGATGAGACCTGTCAGAAGATCTTTGACGCTGTGGAGAAGTACCGACCCCTGAAGATTGGCATGGAGCGGGGTATTGCACAGCAAGCCGTGATGTCCCCCCTTGGGGATTTGATGAGACGTAGGGGGAGGCTGTTCCATGTGGAGCTATTGACGCATGGCAACCAGAAAAAAGAGGATCGGATTGCGTGGGCTTTGGAGGGTAGGTTTGCCAACCAGATGATCTCCCTCAAAAACGCCGCGTGGAACGAGCGGTTTATTGATGAGGCGGCTAACTTCCCTTCTACACTTGTCCATGATGACCTGATTGACGCGCTCGCATACGCCGACCAGATAGCGCAGATCGCCTACCTAGACGGTATTGAGCTGGCAGATGACTTTGAGCCTATTGATGCTGTGGCGGGGTTTTGAATGGCTATGGATTTATTTGAAGAAGCAGTAGACACAAGGCGTTGCATGGAGTGCGATGTAATCAAGCCTGCTGATGATTTCTATAAGCACAAAAGCGGCGCGATCCGTCACGAATGCAAATCCTGCATGAATGCCAAGGCTAGGGCGCGCCATAAGCGGAACGCCAAAGACCCAGAGTACAGGCGGGATAAGTATCTAAAGCGGTATGGAATCACTCACGACGATTACAAGAAGATGCTGGCCGCTCAAGGCGGTGTATGCGCTATCTGTAAGGGTGAGGAGACTAAGCGGTGGACGCATTTTAGCGTTGATCACAATCACGAGACAGGGGAAGTCAGGGGCTTGCTATGCCATACCTGTAACACAGGGCTGGGTCAGTTTCAGGACTCACCGGAGATGTTAGCAGAGGCGGCAAACTATCTCCGGTTAAGAGGATATTTTGGTGAGTGACGATTTAGAGCATATTGGCGTTGACGCGGGGCTGGCCGAGTGGATGGAAGGCGTCTTGCAGGAGTGGCGGTGGCACTATGAAGCTAATTACGCCGACAAACATCAGGAATTCTACCGGCTCTGGAGAGGGATTTACGCCGAACAGGATAAGACTCGCCAATCTGAGCGTTCTAAGATTATTGCGCCAGCACTACAGCAGGCTGTGGAGTCCGCTGTAGCTGAGATTGAGACGGCATCCTTCTCTCAAGGCTTCATGTTTGACATTGAAGATCATGACCAGACACAACCAACGCCCCCTCAAGGCCAACAGCCTCAGATGCAGACCCCAGATGCTTTGCAGGGGGCGGCGGTTGCTCCATCAGATGCCCCTATTATCCGTGATCAACTTCATAAAGACATGGATAGGGCTAATTACAGGGCCGCAATAGGCGAGATCCTTATCAATTCTGCTGTTTTTGGCACAGGAATTGGTGAGTTGATGATTGAAGATTCAACAGAGTACATTCCTGCTACTCAACCCCTTAATGAAGCTAGTGGGGCGTCTCTGGTTGAGTACGGAGTAGAGGAAAGAACCCGTCCTATTATTAAGCTAAACCCTGTTCAGCCTAAAAACCTACTGGTTGACCCCAATGCAACGTGTGTATCTAGTGCAATGGGTGTCTGTGTAGAGGAGTTTGTGGGGCTACATGCTATTGAGCGACTTCAAGAGCAAGGGGTCTACCGCAGTATAGACATTGGCACAGACCCATCATGCGATGAGATTGATGCTGACCCTGAAAATGTTGTTCAGCCCCATCATAAAGTAAGAGTTCAGCGGTACTACGGGTTAGTGCCTACTGACTTACTTAAAGATGAAGGCGTTGACTCTGAATTGCTGGAAGATGGCAAGTACACAGAGGCCGTTGTTGTTGTTGGCAATGGCAAGATCCTCAAAGCTCAATCAAATCCCTATATGTGCAAGGATCGGCCTATTTGCGCCTTTCCTTGGGACGTAGTACCCAGCCGTTTCTGGGGTCGTGGGGTATGTGAGAAGGGCTATATGTCTCAGAAGGCTTTAGACGCTGAAATGAGAGCGCGCATTGACGCACTAGCCTTGACTACGCACCCAATGATGGCGGTGGACGCAACCAGAATCCCAAGGGGAGACAAGTTTGAGGTCAGACCGGGGAAGATGCTGTTGACCAACGGCGCTCCTCAAGAGGCAATCATGCCATTTAAGTTTGGTCAGGTAGATCAGATCAGTTTTAACCAAGCCCAGAACCTACAGATGATGGTTCAGCAGGCTACAGGGGCAATGGACTCCGCTGAGATGGCTAAGGGGCCGTCATCAGACACTACTGCCGCTGGTATTAGCATGAGCATGGGCGCTGTTATGAAGCGTCAACGCCGAACACTGGTCAACTTCCAAGAATCCTTTTTTAAGCCTCTAATCAAGAAGACTGCTTGGCGTTACATGCAGTTTGATCCAGAGAAATACCCATCAAAGGACTATCACTTCTCTGTTGTCAGCTCATTGGGCGTAATTGCTAGGGAGTATGAGGTAGGTCAGCTAGCTCAGATTCTTCAGGTAGTCCCACCAGAAGCTCCGCTACACAATATGTTGATTAAGGCCATCATTGAACACATGAACGTCACTAGCAAAGAGAAGCTATTGGCGCAGATTGATCAAATGAACCAGCCCAACCCACAGGCTCAAGCCATGCAGGAGCAACAGGCTCAACTGGCGGCGGCATTGCAACAAGCTCAATCAGCAGTACTTAATGCACAGGCCGCTGAAGCTCAATCGCGGGCTATGAAGTACCAGATGGAAACTCAGATCATGCCGCGTGAGGCACTGCTTAAGTACGCTGATGTCGACAAGGACGGCAAGGTTGATGATGACTTTGAGAAGAAGATTCGCCTAGCTCAGATGTTGCTTGAAGAAGAAAAATTTAATCTTGAGTCGGAAGAACGTCGATCAGCCATAAAGAATGCAGAATCAGAGCAAAACGCGCTTCGCCAAATGCTGGGACAGCAAGCCCCACAACCTAATGGAGAGCCTCCAATTCAATGAATGCCCCTGTTAAACCTCAAGGGCTTGGCCTAGCTTCTATTATTGCGGTAATACGCAAGGAGATTGAGCAGGCTAAAACTGAGGGGCCACAGGGAGCAGATGGCAAAGAGGGCGCCAAAGGTGAGCGCGGTGCAAAAGGTGACACTGGCCCTCAAGGAAAGGTTGGCCCTAAAGGTGGGAACGGCAAGCAAGGCAAGGCCGGTAAGGATGGTAAAGACGGCAAGGATGGTGAGGACGGCGTTGGCATAAAAGAAATTCATCAGGATGGCGATGACACCTATTGTTATCACAATGACTGATGGTGAGGTCTATGAGCTTGAAATGCCAAAGGGTGAAGGCACGGAGGTTCGCTATCACTCTTCAGGTGGCGGCGGCTCTAGTGGCACTGTTGATCTAGCCCCTTATGTATTGCGCCCAACTTCTAGGATGTCAGGCTGGCTGGCTTATCGTGAAGACGGTAGTAAGGGCGAGTGGACGCCTATAACTACTGACCTTGTCGCTGTTAACCCAAATCAGTTTAGGGATGCCAAAGGTAGGTTTGCGCCAACACCTAAAGAGCTTGAGGGCATTGATAACCAGCGCGATGTTAATGAATTCTTGTATGGGAAGATACAAGAGGTAGGCGGCGAGCATGAAGACTTTGCTACTCAGGAATCTTTGGCTAATGAAGCGGAGATGCGCCGCACGAAGGATGATCTTCTTCAAGACCAGATCAACAGCAATCAAAGCCAGATAGATCAAATACAAGAGAAAGGCTACGACGATACTGAAATCCGCGCTCTGATTGATGACGAGGTTCTCAATCGCTCGCTTGCGGACATTGGTGTGCGTGACGGCTTGCAACATCAGATTGACATCCTCAAGCAATATTCGTTTAGCGAGTTAGATGACAAGATCAACATTGAGAGCGAGACTCGCCGCGTTGCTGACCAAGGATTGCAAGCTGAGATTACTTCACTTGCTATCACCTTGTCAGAAGAATCAAATCAAAGAAAAAGCACCGATACTGAGTTACAGGGTCAGATAGATTCTCTTGAAGCATACGATGACACAGAGATTAAGGAAGGGCTTTCTGCTGAGATCACTGCTAGGGAAGAAGGTGATACCAACTTACAGAGCCAGATAGATGCTATCTCTGAAAAAGGCTATGACGATACCGAGATCAGAGAAGGACTTGCCAAAGAGTCTGAAGACAGGAAAGAAGCAGATCTGGCCCTTGCCAAGCAAGTACAGGATGAAAAGACTGAGAGATCACTAGCCGACATTGGTTTGAGAGACAGCCTACAGGCTAACATTGATGCCATTGAGATCCCCAGCTTAGATGGTTACGCCACGGAAGAATATGTAGACGGGGCAATCGACGCCATTGAGTTCCCTGAGACAGACTTATCAGAATACGCAAAGGCTGAGTATGTTGATGCTGGTGACGCAAACCTACAGACTCAGATAGATAACATAGAAATCCCCAGTATTGATGGTTTAGCTACAGAGGAGTGGGTCACTGGAGAGATTGAAGCAATAGAATTTCCTGAGACAGACTTAACTAACTACTACACCAAGGGCGAGGTTGATAAGTCTCAGCAAGACCAAGATGCCTTAATAGCTGAGAACACAAAATCCATTGGGGATGAGGCTCAAGCCCGATCCGAAGCTGATGCGGCCCTTGACGCAAAGATTGATGCAATCGAAATACCCAGCCTTGAGGGTTATGCCACCGAAGAGTACGTTGATGACGCAGTAGGGGCAATAGAATTTCCTGAGACTGATCTCACTGCCTACGCAAAAACGGAGTACGTTGACGCAGGCGATAGCAACCTACAAGAGCAAATCGACGGGATTGAAATACCCAGCCTTGATGGGTACGCCACAGAAGGATGGGTATCTGACCAGATAGACGCTATCCCCGAAACAGATCTTTCTAATTACTACACTAAGACTGAGGTTGATGAGTCTCAAAGCACTCAAGATGACAGGATTACTGTTAACGAGGGCGGGATAGCTTCAAATGCTCAGTCTATTGAAGTAGAGGCAGAGGTTAGGGAGCAGGAGGACAATCACCTACAGGCAGAAATAGATCAGATAGCACTGGCGCTTGAGGCGCTACTGGTTCAAAGGGAAGCAGGCCAGTGGAAGTACATTGGCTTTTCTGGTGACAACATCCCCCGAAATCCCGGAGAGTTTTCTCTCCTATCTGATGATCTCTCATCTTCTGAGAATAACATCACAATCAACCAGACTGACCTTGGTGATAAGTTTCATGGGTTTGCTGGTGTAGCTGTAGGCGATTATGTAGAGATTGTTGACCTTGATAAGCCAGATGAGTACGCCCTGTTTATTGTAGACAGCGAGCCTAATGGTACTGGCATTGTCTCAATGAACCTGAAGCTCAAGGACAAGGGTAATAACTTCCTTGTCGGCACTACCTGTGAGATTAGATTTTTCCAGTTAAACGAGCAGGATCTGGACTTAACAGAGCTTGATGCTAGATACCTAACAAAGAAGGGCGGAAAGACTGACGGTATTCTTATCCTTGGATATGATGAGGAAGTAACAAACAATGAGGCGGCGGCTCAGATTGGCTTTGTTAAGACGCATGTTGACGAAGCCATACAGAGAATCCCGCCACCTGACCTGTCTGCTTATGCGTTAACAGAGTACGTTGACGATGCTGATCTAAGCCTCCAGCAACAGATCGACGCCATTGAAATCCCTAGTCTTGATGGCTATGCCACAGAGGAATACGTGGATAGCGCCGTCGATAGCATTGAATTCCCTGAGACAGACCTTTCTAATTACTACACCAAGCAGGAAGTGAATGAGTCACAGCAGTCCCAAGACAGCCTGATAGCTGGGAATACAAGCTCTATTGAAGGCGAAGCGCAAGCCAGAGCAGATGCTGACACTGCCCTTGATGCGAAGATCGACGCCATTGAGATACCCAGCTTAGAGGGCTACGCGACAGAGGATTACGTTGATACTGCAATTGAGGGGATTGAATTCCCTGAAACTGACCTTACCGAATATGCCAAAACAACCTACGTTGATTCCGCTGATGCGTCATTGCAGGGGCAGATTGACGCGCTTGAAGCGTATGATGATTCTGGCATTAAGCAGGGACTTGCTGATGAGGTTGTTGCAAGGGAGACGGGTGACGCTGATCTACAGGGTCAAATAGATGCTATAGAAATCCCCAGCCTAGATGGGTATGCAACGGAAGAATGGGTATCTGGTCAGATAGATGCCATCCCTGAGACTGATCTAACTGAGTATGCCAAGACTGATTATGTTGATGTCGCTGATCAGGGCCTGCAATCCCAGATTGATGCGCTTGAAATACCTAGCCTTGAGGGTTACGCCACAGAGGAATATGTTGATACAGCTATCGACGCTATTGAATTCCCTGAAACTGACCTGTCAGCGTATGCAAAGACCGAATATGTTGACGCCGCTGACGCTTCATTACAGCAACAGATAGATGATATTGATATTCCTAGCTTAGAAGGCTATGCAACTGAGGAATATGTCGATACTGCTGTTGATGCAATAGAGTTTCCAGAGACAGACCTATCTGACTATTACACAAAGGGAGAGGTTGACGCCTCTCAGCTATCTCAGAACGAGAAGATTACAGCCAATGAGCAGGGCGTTGCCAAGAACAAAGGCGATATTGCTTACCTTCAGACGGGCATTGACGCAAACGCGGCGGGCGTTGATAAGAATAAAGGCGATATCGCTTTCTTACAGTCATCCATTGACACTAATGCGGAGGGTGTCGAGAAGAATAAGAATGACATTGCGTATTTGCAGACCGGGATTGACGCCAATGCAGGAGGGATAGAGAAGAACAAAGGCGACATTCTCATCCTTGATGGGGATATTAAAGACAACACGGCGGCTATTGAGGGTGAGGCACAGACAAGGGCTGATGCTGATGCTGGCTTACAGAGCCAAATTGACGCCATTGAAGTACCCAGCATTGATGGGCTGGCTACTGAAGACTATGTTGATGGTGCGATTGACGCCATTGAGTTTCCAGAGACAGACCTTTCTGGTCTGGTCAGCAAGACCGGCGGCGATGACATGGAGGGGCCGCTTCATGTTAAGGGCCACAGCGGTGACAGTCGAGGCACTAGCCGAGTTAAGACCCTTGGCGTTTTCTCTGATTCAAGCTCCGCTCTCCGTTTAGGGACTACGACTGACCGCGTTTACATTGAAGACGATAACACTAAGTTTAACGGTGGTGTGCTGGTCAACAACATTGGCCCCAAGACTGAAGACGGCAGGGGCGTCACGCTCAATGTCGAGGGAACTAACGACAAGCATCTGGTAACTAAAAAGTACGTTGATAATGCGGTTGACGCTATTGAGATTCCTGAGTCTCCCGACCTATCTAATTACGTTTCCAAGACAGCCGGTGACCAGACCATGACAGGGCCGCTCACGATAAGTGGGCTTGGCACATGGAAGGGGTCACGGATTAAGCTTGATTACGTTACAGCGAACAGCGAGTCAAGCATTCTGAAATTCGGCACGCCAGAAAACGAGGAAAATCTGCGGGTCTACAAAGACAAAGTTAAAATAAGCTCCGTGCCGCTCCTCTTAAAAACAATTCACGGGTTTGCGAGCGGTCATGGAACTTATTACGAGGGAGCGTATACCGAGCCCAATCACATAGCCACAAAGAAGGATGTAGACGAGGCTATGCGACAGATCCAAGCCCTTAAGGACGAGCTGAGGAAAACGTAATGTCAGTGCTTTCAAAGAAACAGTTTGATGAGCTTGTAGAAAACACAACAACTTATCTGCAAGAGCATTCAATGCAGATTGCTAGGCTAGAGCGTCAGGTTTCTGAGCTGAATGCTCGCTTGACTCACATGGAGAACAGGAAAAAGCCGGGGCCAAAGCCAAAGGTAGAGGCCGCGTGAGCTTAACAGACAAAGAATTTGATGAGGCAGTTGACCTTTTTTCTATGCCGGGGTGGAAAACTCTTATGCAGGAAATTGAAGATCAGCTTGACCTTTGCACTATTGATGCCTGTAACTCGCTGGAGGATTTACATTTCACCAAAGGCAGGGCGGCAGTGCTAAGAATGCTATTAAATTACGAGAACTACGTTCGGAATTTAGAAGACGGGGAGCGGGACTATGAGCTTCAATAGCTTTTTTGCTCCCCTTGTTAGCAACATATGTATAGAGAATTTGGCTCGCCGGGAGCCAGATCAGGGACTATCCGTGAAAGCGGCCCCTGTTTTTGTAATCCGAATAACCCTATGAGGAGCGGATAATGGGCGCGGAAATTATTGACGATGTGCTAGAGGAAGAGAATCTTCAAGAAGGAGAAACTTTTGCCGATCCAACCGAAGACGAACCTGTCGAACAGGAGCTTCAGGAGCCGGTACAAGAGCCAGAAGAAGAGGATGTTCCTGATGAGTTTAGAGGCAAGTCTGCCGCTGAATTAGCAAGGATTATCCAAGACAGAAATCAAACGATTGACCGTCAAGGATCTGAGCTTGGCTATATGCGGAAGACCTTTGACTCTGTAGCTAATCAAAATGCACAGCAGTCTGTTCCAGCACAACCGGAACCGGTGTCTGATGAGCCGGTAGATTTCTTTGTTGACCCTCAAAGGGCTGTTGATCAGCGGATTGCTAGTCATCCCGCTTTAAAGCAGGCCGAAGAGACATCAAAGAAGCTACATCAAGCTCAAGGTCAGCAGTACATCTTGGCTAAACACCCTGATGCAAAAGACATTTTGTCTAGCGATGAATTTGCTAAGTGGATACAAGGCAGTCCAGCGCGATTGCGGCGTTTTCAGTACGCAGATTCACAGGGTGATATCGAAGAAGCTGATGACCTTCTTACTACCTTCAAGGAATTGAAGGGATCTGTCAGCAATGCAAGACAGGCAGAAGCTCAGGCCCAAAAGAAAGCCGTTAGTGCCGCCGCTGTTGGTAGCACTCGCGGTAATTCAGACGCAGTAACGTCAAAGCGTATATATCGCTCTAGCGATTTACGTAAAATTATGCGTGAAAACCCTAAACTCTATGAAGAGCGAGAAGATGAATACACCTTAGCTTATATAGAAGGACGGGTTCGCTAACTTATAGGAGGCCATCATGGCTTTAGATGAATCATACGCTAAAGGTTCGAGCGTAAATAACACGAACCACGCCACGTTCATTCCCAAGTTGTGGAGTGATGAGATCATTGCTGAGTACGAGAAGTCTCTCGTAATGAAGCCGCTGGTCAAATCAATGAAGATGGCAGGCAAGAAGGGAGACACTATCAACATCCCTATGCCTGTACGTGGCGAAGCAAACGCAAAGGTAAAAGAGACTCAGGTAACACTGGTTGCTGATACCTCTACTAACAAGGCGATCTTGATTGATCAGCACTGGGAGTACTCACGTTTTATTGAAGACATCACTGACGTTCAGGCGTTATCTTCAATGCGTAAGTTCTACACTCAGGATGCTGGTTATGCCTTGGCTACTAAGGTTGACAGTGATCTGGTTGCCGATGCACTGGCTGGTTGGACTGTAAAAGGTCACATGACTGACACTGGCTTGATTGTGCCTGCTGTTGATGGCTCTGCCGGTGACTTCTCTGACCAAGGGTTCCGTGATGGCATTCAGATTCTGGATGACGCTAACGTGCCTATGGACAATCGTAAGTTGGTAATCCCTCCCTCAGCGCGTAACCACATCATGGGCATTGATCGCTATGTATCTAGCGACTTTGTTAATGGTCGTGGTGTTGTTAACGGCAAGATTGGTGAGCTGTATGGCGTAGATGTTTACGTCAGCACTAATCTTCCTGCTAACGCCGATGGCGAGAAGCCCTGCCTGTTGTTCCACACTGACGCTCTGGTAATTGCTGAGCAGATGGCTGTGCGTACACAGACCCAGTATAAGCAGGAATATCTTGCCGACCTGATGACTGCTGACACACTGTACGGAACGGACGATTACCGTCCTGAGTGCGGCGTTGTCATGTATGTAGCAGCTAAAGGATCTACTTCATAGGTAGATAACTCCTAAGAGTCTTCCCTCCCCGAAAGGGGAGGGCTTTTTAAAAGGATGGAAGTTATGTCTTATTCACCAAAGTACGATTACGCCGCAAAGGATTCACTACCTTCTGGCAACAGCTTAAAGGTTATTCGCGGCACGGAGTTGACGGAAGAATTTAAAGCTATTAGTGAGAATCTTATTCAAACAGATTCTAATGTTGTCGAGGTAAATACTCGCCTTGATAGTTTAAGTTCCAATGTTAACGGCAATGTAGCTTCTTGCTATTACTCGCCGGGGTATGAGCCGGGAGCAGATGGCGTAGTGGGCTTGGTTTACGGCCACAACATTGATCGGATTGAAGCCGCAGGAATTGAGGAGCTACCTCAAACCCGCGTTTATTTTTCTGAAGAGTTTTCTGATGTAGATTCTAATGGTATGCCCTCGCACTTTGCGTTTAATTTTACGCCTGTAGATGCCAGTGGCTCCCCGGTAGTGCTGAAGGTTTCTAGCGCCGAAGCTAACTATGTCGCCTTTATAGCTTGGAAGTGGTCAGAAGGCGATTGGGTTGTAATGCCCAGCAAGTCTGTTGCTTTTACTCTTATTGTTGTAGATATGGATAAGGGCCAGTAACCATGTCTTATTGGCCTATTCATAACTATCGCCAGAGAGACAAACTGCCTCCGACTGATCCTAATAAGATCATATATGGCAGTCATCTCTCTGACGATTTTGAAGCTATTGCCAAATCTATGGGCGCTATTGAGTCTCATATTGACAATATCGAACCCCCTTCCGTCAATGGCTCACTTGAGAAAAGGGTTGCCGCTCTTGAGAAAGAGATTGACGGCGGCTTTTATAACGGGAGCTAAGACATGACCGTCATCAGGCACAAGCGTGGCACAGGAATACCAAGCCCTAGTGATTTAAAGGTTGGTGAGATTGCAATTGATACTTCTACTGGCACTGCCTACACAAGGGCTAGTGACGGTAGGGTTGTGCCTATTGGTGGTAACAGCTCCGGTGGTGATGGTGGCTCCAGTGGGCCTGCCGCATGGGATCAGATTACAGGCAAGCCTAGTACATTCCCTCCATCTGCTCATACTCATCAACAGTCTGAGGTAGACGGCCTTGAGGGCAGGCTGAATCAGATCGAAGACTCAATCACTGATGGTGGTGGTTTTGTTGATGCGCCTAATGACGGGAAACTTTACGGCAGGCAGTCAGAAAATTGGGAAGAGATTATTATCCCTTCCTCTGACTACACGCTCCCTGTAGTTCTGCGCTCTGGAGTCGCACAGCTCCCCTTAACACAAGACGGCGCAAAGTTAGCCGTAATGACACGCGGTGGTGAGCTTGAACTACCGCTGGCCGCATAGGAGATATTTAGATGGCTAACAGAATCCCTACATACGTTGACGCTACTTCAGAGAAGATTTCAGAGGTTCCTGCTGGGGACTTCCTATCTACTGAGGGCAGTGGCCTAGCAGAGGGGCATACGGTACTTACTGGCACAACGCCCTCTATATCTATGAATGCTGGGGGGAGCTTCTCTCTGGTGCTATCTGGCAATACCACTATCAGTTTTGCTGATGCTCCTGCCACTGGAGCTTCTGGTTTTAGTCTGGCAGTTACTCAGGACGCCAGCGGCAGTGGATACACGGTCACGTGGCCTGCATCGGTTAAATGGCCGGGAGGCAGTGCGCCTGAGCTTACAGCTACAGCAGATAAGACTGACGCCTTTATTTTTACTACCAGTGATGCTGGCGTTAGCTACGTTGGATTGGTAGCAGGGAAGGATATTTAAGTATGCCGACTCGCAGACTTAGCGGAATAACCGTAGCCGCTTCGGAGCCTGACAACGGTGGCGATAACTCCGGTGGCGGCTCTGGTGGCACATGCGTTGATGATGTGTTCTCCACGTACCTGTATGAGGGTAACTCTTTCAAGAAAACAGTATTGAACGGAATTGATCTTGATAGCGAGGGTGGTCTTGTCTGGATAAAAACCCGAAATGCGAGTAAAGATCACGCCTTATTTGATACTGAAAGGGGTCGGACAAACCCGCCCAAACTTAGAACGAACAACACCGACGGCAATATGCCAGTGCCAGATGGTTTAAATTCCTTC